ATCAACTCTTATAAAACTTTTTGGTGAAGAAGAAGGATCATTAAGATATAGGCAAACATGCAATGAAGTTGTTGCTCAGTTAGGAAAAGGAAGCGGTAAAGATTATTGCTCGACAATATCTGTTGCCTACATAGTATATTTGCTTTTATGTTTAAGAGACCCAGCTGCGTACTATGGTAAGCCACCTGGTGACTCAATTGATATTATTAACATTGCTATTAACGCACAGCAAGCGAACAACGTATTTTTTAAAGGATTTAAAAATAGAGTAACTCATTCCCCGTGGTTTGCTGGTAAGTACTTTGAAAAAGCTTCAGAAATAAAGTTTGATAAAAATGTTACAGTGTATTCTGGGCACTCAGAAAGAGAAGCATTTGAGGGTTACAACGTTCTTGTAGCAGTACTTGATGAAATCTCTGGCTTTGCTCTAGACAGTACAAGCGGGCATGACCAGGCAAAAACTGCTAGTGGAATTTATGACATGTACAGGGCATCTGTTGACTCACGTTTTCCAGACTACGGCAAAGTTATATTGCTTTCTTTCCCTAGATTTAAAAACGATTACATCCAGCAAAGATACGATGATATTGTATCTGAAAAAGAAGTAATATCAATGTCTCACAAATTTAAGCTTGATCCAGAACTTCCTGATAATACCGTAGGTAATGAATTTGAAATATTTTGGGACCAGGATGAAATAATATCTTACAAGTATCCAAAAGTGTATGCAATAAGAAGGCCAACATGGGAAGTTAATCCTACTAGAACAATAGAAGACTTTAAAATTGCATTTTATAGAGATGTTACCGATGCCCTAGGAAGATTTGCTTGCATGCCACCAGAAGCAATTGATGCTTTTTTTAAGTCACGTGAAAAAATTGAAATGGCTTTCAACGACCTATCTTTAGCTGTAGACGGATTCGGAAGATTTGAAGAATGGTTTATTCCAGAAGAAGATAAAGACTACTACATCCATGTGGACTTGGCTCAAAAGCATGACCACTGCGCCGTGTCAATGGCTCATATTGAAAAGTTTGTTAGCGTAAAAGTAACTGATACATATTCTCAGCCAGCACCAATTGTTAAAGTGGATGCCGTAATGTATTGGACTCCTACATCAGACAAGTCTGTAGACTTCGGAGAGGTAAGAGATTATATATTGTCATTAAGATCTAGAGGATTTAATATTAGAATATGTACTTTTGACCGATGGAACTCTCACGACATGATGCAGCAGCTAAAACAATATGGAATCAATACCGAAACTTTATCTGTAGCTAAAAAACATTATGACGATATGGCTATGGTTGTTTTGGAAGAGAGATTAAATGGTCCTCACATACCACTTCTTATTGATGAATTGCTGGAGCTAAGAATTATGAGAGACAAAGTGGATCACCCCAGAAAAGGCTCTAAGGACTTAGCTGACGCAGTATGTGGATCTATTTACAATGCAATTAGTTTAACTAGAGCAGCTTTTGGTGACATAGAGGTACACGATTACTCATCTGTTAAAAAACAATATAGAGAGTCTTTGGTTGTAGATAGTCCTAATTTAATTAGAGCCCCATCTACAATGCCAAGAGATCTTTCTGATGCACTGAGTGGAATGGAAATAGTATGAGTATATATCAAGAAAAAGCAAAAGCATGTGTCTGCTGCAGCAAGCATGTACCTTTGCCAACTAGATTAAAAGAATACAATGGAGTATTGCTTTGCCCAACAACTTTTGACAACATACATGAGTATAAAAGAGTTTGGACGGAAATGGGCAAAAGGCCTCCAGGAAGTATAAGAAAACATTTTTCTGAGTATGTTCAAAAGGTTGTAGAGCAATCCCTTGACAAAAATGATGATAAAATAATATAATTAGGCTAAGCAACAATAGCTTAGTCGGTTAAAGCCCCGAACTCATAATTCGGTAATCGTAGGTTCAAGTCCTACTTGTTGCACAGGAGGCATAATGTTTGATGAGCATGATGACGAAGAGGAAATGATGTTGAAGATTCAACACTATTTAGATATTGGAGCAATAAAGATCGCTGGCTTTACTGATGACGGAGAAGCAATATTTGAACTAAATGAAGAAACTACCTCACTTCTGGCACCAGACTTATGGAAAGCCCATGAAGAGTATGTTGACTCAGAGCTTATTGATCTTATGAATAATGGTCTTATGGAGGTAGAATATGATGAAGAGCTTAATGCTACTTTTAATTTTACTAAAGAAGGATTTGAAATTGCAGAATCTAAAGGGATTATACCCATGCAAGACCTAGAAAGGTTTTATACAGATGAAGATTAAGATACAATATTATGTATATAAAATTTATTTAAAGTTAAAGAAAAAAATATTAAAGCCTAAAACAGACAGAGAAAAGTTTATCTACTAATGATTATACTTGGAATAAATGAAACATCTCACGATGCATCAGTATCTTTAATTAAAGACGGAGAGATATTGTTTGCTGGCCATTCAGAAAGATATAGTAAAAAGAAAAACGATTGGTATAACAACAAAGATATTATCCTGGATGCACTAAATTATGGTACGCCAAATGCAATTGCATACTACGAAAAGCCCCTGCTTAAAAAATCTAGAATGATTTTGCATGGTGGATCCAGCGACTGGAAGCCAAATTTTCCAATAGACGTTCCAGTGCATTACTTTAAACACCACTACTCACATGCATCTGCTGGATATTACACAAGCCTATTTAATGATGCCGCAATTGTTGTTTTAGATGCAATTGGAGAGTATAACACTTCAACAATATGGGTTGGAGAAGGAAATAAAATTAAATTGAAATATAAGCAAAACTACCCAGTTAGCTTTGGATTATTTTATTCCGCATTTACAAAACTAATTGGCCTTATGCCAAATCAAGAAGAATACATAATGATGGGAATGGCTGCCTATGGCGATTGGAAAAGATATTACAAAGAGGTAGATGAGTATTTTCCTTCATACGATAAACAAAAGTATAACTTTCATAAAGGAATTAATGACTGGGGAATTATAATTACAGAGCAAGATAGATTTGATATTGCAGCAGCAGTTCAAATGGTATACGAGCAAAGACTAAATCAGTTTATGCGTATGGCAAAGTCTATAACTGGTAAAAACAATCTAGTTTTTATGGGTGGTTGCGCTCTCAACTCTTCTGCAAATACGATTCTGTGGAAGATATTTGACATGATTTGGATTATGCCAAACCCAGGAGATGCTGGCAGCTCTTTGGGTGCTGCGGCAGCTTTATATGGAAAGCATATTGATTGGAAGACTCCCTACCTTGGCTACGATCTTGGGGGAGAGTATCCTGTTCAGCAAATTCTGGACGGTATATTAAAAGATGGCATAGTAGCAGTAGCAGCAGGCAGAGCAGAATACGGACCAAGAGCCCTAGGGAATAGAAGTATTCTTGCAGATCCAAGAGATCCAAACATTAAAGACAAGGTAAATATAATTAAACAGAGAGAGATGTTCAGGCCCTTTGCACCTGTGGTAATGTCAGAGCATGCATCTAAATGGTTTGATATGGACTTTGAAAGCCCTTATATGCAATACACAGTTAAATGTTTACAGCCAGAAAAAATACCGTCCGTTGTTCATGCTGATGGAACATCTAGAGTTCAAACTGTTACAAAAGAACAGAATCCTGGACTGTATAGAGCTTTAAATAAATTTTATTTACAAACTGGAGTTCCAATACTTTTAAACACAAGTTTAAATATAAAGGGTCAGCCTTTATTAAATGACGAAAATGACATAGTTAATTGGGAAAATGAATATAATTTTAAAATTCTTAGGGGAGTAACTGGTGAATAAAAATGTTATCCAAGTTAGTTATGATTCAGATCCTATAATTTTTACAATAATATCAGCTTTTAGAAGTTTGTTGCGTAGAAGCGTACTCTTTGATATAAATGCAAAAGAGAATCAGCGGTATATGTACTGTCCAGATTACAATTTATCTATCGATGATGATAATGAAATGATCAACCAGATGAATCTAGTTAAAAAAAATTTTGATGTACACAAAGATTATAGAAAAAGGCATAAGTATATTCTTGAAGGAAAAGAAAAAGAAATAGAATACAGATACAATCAAATTGGTTATCGAGGAAAAAAAGTTTTGGGGACAGAAAAATTTATAGCAATTGGATGCTCTCAAACATTTGGAAGTTCCTTAGAAGAAGAGTTTACTTGGCCTACTCAACTCGAAAAACTCTTAGGATCAAGTGTTGTAAATTTAGGAACTCCTGGCGACAGCGCAAGAGGATCAATATTAAAAGCAATGGCTTATATAAAGCAATTTGGAAAACCAGATGCCATATTTGCTTGTTTTCCAATATCTAGATCTGAAAAATTTTCAGTCCCAGGGAAAACAGTAAATAAAAGAAGCAACCTGTCAGGTCCATTCAATTCCATGCATTTAAAAGATAGCTTTAAGTTAATTGCTAAAGCTCCATATGATTACGAAGACGTAACTCCATTAGAGGATTATATCCTAGATACATTTTCTTTTATTAATATTTTTGATGCATACTGCAAAGAGGCTGGAATTAAATTAATATGGACTGGTTGGGAGGCACAGTTTGCATCAAATAGAGTAGAGGATGTGCTAAATGAACACACATCTGGATTCTTTTTTGATACCAGCATGAATGATTTTAATTTTGTTAAAGAGAACCCCGAATGCCATACAGAGTATTTAGAACACCCACTCTTCGATTATGCGGCAGATGTGGTTGTTAATCCTGATGGTCGTAAAAGTGGGCATAAGGGAATACACTGGAATATTCATATGGCTGAAAGATGCTATCTAGAGTATTTAAAATATAAACCTATTGATTATTCCGCAGATAAATAGTATACTGATGTTATACCTCTGTAGCTCAGAGGAAGAGCAACAGACTTCTAATCTGTTGGCCGCTGGTTCGAATCCAGCCAGGGGTGCGATACGTAGTATCACCACTTATATATAAGGAGAAAAATGAAAACCGTAGGAGATAAGCTTGGTAACTTTGCTGTTACTGGAGTTAAGCCAGGGGCTTTGTCGTATGATGAATCCTCTTTCGAAATAATTACGCAGGAATCTTTTCCAGGAAAATGGAAAGTTATTGCTTTCTATCCCAAGGACTTTACGTTTGTATGCCCAACCGAAATTGTTGCATACGATGCTTTAGTAAATGATTTTAATGATAGAGATACAGTTCTAATGACTGGTTCTGTTGATAATGAATTTTGCAAAATTGCATGGAGAAATGCACATGATGATCTCAAGAAGACAAACTCATGGTCATTTGCAGATACAGCGCACCAACTAGCTAGCGACCTTGGAGTACATCACTCTTCTGGAGTTACATACCGTGCTACATTTATTGTTGACCCAGAAAATATTATTCAGCATGTAACTGTAAACAATCTAGATGTAGGAAGAAACCCAGACGAAACACTTCGCATACTAGATGCACTGCAAACAGGAGAGCTTTGTGCATGCAATAGGTCATTAGGCGGAGAAACTCTTTAATGACATGGGTAGACCAACTTAAAGAATCTCTTCCAGAGTATGCTAAAGATATAAAATTAAACCTGGATGCTGTTATTAATAGGTCTACTATTGATCCAGAGCATGCTACATACCTTTCAATTTCAGCAGCATTTGCAACTGGAAACGCCAAGCTGCTTGCATTTATAGTTGCAAGCGCAACGGATGAAGTCGAAAAGAATGCAGCCCTTACAGCAGGCGCTATAATGGCACAAAATAATACCTGGTATCCTTTTATTGAAATGGCTGACGATGCTAATCTTAAAGGATTACCAGCACAACTTAGAATGAATGCTATATCATCTCACGGCGGTACAACAAAGGGCAAGTTTGAAGCATACTCATTAGCATCATCAATAGTTGGCAAGTGTCATTTTTGTGTTAAAGCACACTATGATACATTGAAAGAAGAAGGATATAGTGTTGAGCAATTACGTGATATCGGAAGAATTGCAGCAACAATTAATGCGCTGTCTAAGATCTTGTCAGCTTAAATTGATTTCCTTGGTATGAATTAAAACTGCCAGCATTGTTCCTATAGCTCAGCTGGTAGAGCAGCAGACTTTTAATCTGCGGGTCGATGGTTCGATACCATCTGGGGACACGCTTGGGGATTAGCTCAGCTGGCAGAGCGGGAAACTGTTAATTTCTAGGTCATAGGTTCGATCCCTATATCCCCAGCAATATGATATAATTAAAACAGGTCGCCAAACGGGGCCTAAATTAAACTATTCGCTTGAAAGGGGAATAAAATGGTAACACAATTTGCTATGGATCTATTTAAGGATCCATTTTTTATTGGCTTCAACAGAGAGTTGGAGCGTTTCAATAGTCTTAGTAAGGTAAACAATACGGCATTCCCGCCATATGATTTGCTAAAGCTAGACGAAGATAACTATCAGTTAACTCTGGCAGTTGCTGGATTCACAAGAGAAGATCTGACTGTGTCAATTGAAGACGGAAGTCTTTGGATCACAGGTGAAATTACAGAGGTAACAGATGCAGAAATTGTCCACAAGGGAATCGCTGCACGTAAGTTCACAAGAATCTTTGAACTAAGTGAATACATGGAAGTTTCTAGTGTAGAGCTAAAGGATGGCATGTTGCATATCCGTGTAGTTAGAAATCTACCAAAAGAAAAACAACCAAAAATTCTAAAAATTAAATAACCGTGAGACCTGGGTATGTCCAAAAACTGCCCTTCTAACAGAAAGATTAAAATGATTATACAAATTATTGGATTACCAGGCTCTGGGAAAACAGAACTTGCAAAAGCCTTGAAAGAGCGCATTAATGCTATTCACCTTAATGCTGACGAAGTTCGTGCAACAGTAAATTCTGATTTAGGGTTTAGTCTAGACGACAGGCTTGAGCAGGCTCGACGCATGGGAGAGATGGCAAGGTTAATATCTAAACAAGGTGTTGCTCCAGTAGTTGTTGACTTCGTATGCCCAACGGAACTAACACGATCAGCTTTTGGTAAGCCAGACGTACTTGTATTTATGGATACTCTTGCAGAAGGCCGTTTTGAAGACACCAATAAAATGTTTGAACGACCAACAGAGTTTGATGTATCATTTATTAGCCATAACCTAGATGCAGAAGCAAAGGCGTCTCACATAATTAATAAGTTTAATCTACATGATTGGTCTGCACCTACAACACTTATGCTGGGTAGGTACCAGCCTTGGCACGAAGGCCACCACGCCCTTTACAAGGAGGCGGGTAAGAGAACAGATCAAGTACTACTTGGAGTACGTAATACATATAATACAAGTGAAAAAGATCCACTTAAGTTTGATCAGGTAAAGGAATATATTGCCAAAGATGAATTTATGGATGGGGCATTAGTATTAAGACTACCTAACATTACCAATATTGTATATGGTCGTGATGTAGGATATAAAATTGAGCAAGTAGATTTGGGGGCAACTATACATGCTATTTCAGCTACTGAAAAACGTCGTGAATTGGGCATCTAGTATCGGTAAAGGTATTGCAGATGCAGAAGAAAGAATGATAGAAGAGATGTATAGGAAAAAAGAAGATGAAAGTAACTAAAGCCAGATCATTTGTTAAAGCATTAAGCTATCGCATATGGGGAACACTTTCTTCTGTAGCAGTTGCTTATGCTATTACAAAAAATGCTTCTCTATCTGTTACAATTGCATTTTGGGAAACGGTAGTTAAGGTATTTATTTACTACGCACATGAGCGTGGATGGAACTATATACAATGGGGGAGAAAATAATGTTTGAATATTATGTAAAGAAAGTAAGCAAGGTTGTAGACGGAGATACTATTGATGTAGATATTGATCTTGGGTTTGATATATCATTTACTTCAAGAGTCAGGTTAGCTGGGATAGATACTCCAGAAAGTCGTACAACAGATAAAATGGAAAAAGCATTAGGTCTTGAAGCCAAAGCTTACCTTAAGAGTGCAATTGACTCAGCTAAATCTGTTGTTATCAAAACAGAAAAGATGGACTCATCTGAAAAGTATGGTCGCATTTTAGGATGGGTTTTCTTGGACGGATCAGATAAATCTATTAATCAAAAGATGATTGAGGACGGACATGCTTGGGGCTATATGGGAGAAACAAAGATTAAAGACTTTGACGCATTAGCAAAAGCTAGGAAGAAAAGCGGTAAGTAATGACTTCTGTATTAGATCAAATTAAGTCTGCTAAAAAAAATAATACATTTCTGCATATAAAAAATTTTAATAGCGATGTGCCGTCATGGGATAATTTTATTAATAACCTAAACTATAAGTATAATAACAACTACGAAAATAAAAAAAATGAGGATAGAAGATTTTTTACAAATAATGATGTCAAGACTGAAATTTTTTCTCAGTATGACAAACTAGATGCATTTGCACACTACTCTTATGTATTTAAAAACAATGAGAGTTTTTTTAAAGAAAACTACCTACCTGGCTGTGAAGACATAGCAAAAATGCTATATGAATCATTAGAAGAAGATAAGCAATTTATACATGCAACTGCAATAACAAATTTTATTAAGCATGATAAGGAGTATGAAATTCATTTTGATGGAACTGAGGTAATTAATTGGCATTGTATTGGGAAAATAGAATGGAAAGTCTATGACGAAAATGATAATTGTTCTGTTTTGCAAATAGATCCAGGCGATTTAGTTTTTATTCCTGCTAAAATGAAGCATCAGGTTATAATATATGAGCCTAGAGCTTCAATAATATTTGATTTCTTTTTAAAAGAAGATGCAGCATAATCTTTATGAAAAATAAATACAGTCATATAGAAAAAGATTTGTCTCCTGATAATTTTATTTCAAAAAATGTTAGAAAAGGAATTAAATTTTATAAAAAAGATGGATATTTTTACAGCGATATTTTATTTTTTTATGAAACTTCATTAACCAGCGGTGAGGCATTTGAATATCAAATAAACTCTCAGGGGTTTAGGGGAAAAGACTTTAGCGAATTTAATGACAATAACATCAATATATTATTTGGTGGATGCTCACAAACACTTGGAGTTGGACTGCCAGAAAAAAATACATGGTATTCAAAGCTATCTAATAAAATAAAATTATTGCATGAAGGCAGAGACGTTGATTTTTATAATGTTGGTGTAAATGGAGGAGGCATTGATCTTACTATAAAAAATGTTATTGCTTTTATAAGAAGTGGCAAAATCCCAGATTATTTATTTTTATTCCTACCAGAATCTTCTAGAACTATTTGTTTTGAAGAAAAAACAAAAAAATTTCAACCCTACTTGTTAACTAATCCTCGTGATGAAGATAAAGATTACTATTCTAATAAATATATACACGAGAATAAACTACTTACAAATTTTATGTTATTGTCAA